GTTATATTGGTGTTCGTAGCGGTAATGGAATTACATTCCTGAACCCATCAAATAACTACACATCTGACATTTACAACGGTGCGTCTTCAGGAACATCTGACTTGCGTTTTAAGACACAAGCAACAGAACGTATGATCATCGACAGCAGCGGACGGGTTGGGATTGGGTTAGGCAGCCCTAGCAATCAGCTTCACCTGCACACCACTTCTACATCTAATGTCATACAGCTAACAAACTCTGCTACTGGCACTGGGGCTGCTGACGGTATGCAAATTGTTACCTCTAGTCTTGAGATGCAGTTGCGTAACCGTGAGGCTGGCCCAACCACGTTTTATACATCCAACGTAGAACGTATGCGCATCGACAGTAGTGGTCGTGTTATGATCAACACCACAACACAAAAAGGCTATTTAACTGTAAATAACAATGGAAACAACACAGGTATTTTCATTGACCAAACAAGTTCCACAGTAAATCAAAGCCCGTTAAATATAAAGAGTGCTTATGCAACAGGTGGTCAGACTGCGGTTATGACACGTTTCTTAAACACATCTGATGCAACCGTAGGAACAATCACGTCAACTACTACATCTACAGCTTACAACACATCCTCTGATTACCGCCTAAAAGAAAACGTGCAGCCAATGGTTGGTGCATCTGACCGTGTGCTTGCGCTGAAGCCTGTAAACTTTGCATGGAAAGCTGATGGAACCCGTGTTGATGGCTTCTTGGCGCATGAGGCACAGGAGGTTGTTCCAGAAGCGGTAACTGGCACCAAAGACGGTATGCGTGAGGAAGAATACGAAGTCACACCAGCGGTTCTTGATGACGATGGCAATGTCGTCACTGAGGCAGTCATGGGAACACGTCAGGTGCCTGACTACCAAGGAATTGACCAATCCAAACTTGTTCCATTGCTGACCGCAGCACTGCAAGAAGCACTAACCAAAATTGATGCACTTGAAACACGCATCGCAGCATTAGAAGGATAAACCCTATGACCACATTTACATGGACAATCGCACAACTAGAACGCAACACTGCTGATGGTGGTGTTACAGTCGCACACTGGCGCTGCACGGCAGTAGACGGTGATCACAGCGCATCATCATACGGCACAGTGGGCTTTACCCCTGACCCAACAGCAGAGGGCTTTGTGCCTTTCGAAAACCTGACCGAAGCTGACGTATTGGCTTGGGTTCACGGCAGCGTCGACAAAGACGCAACAGAAGCTGCATTGACTGCAAAGATTGATGCAGAGAAAAACCCAACCACTGAGGCTGGATTGCCTTGGTAAAACCCTAAAGGAGACTGACATGAGCGGTGAAGAACAAAAGCCAATCATTACAATCGACAACGTAGAATACACTGAAGATCAGCTGAGCGATGAGGCAAAAGCCTGCATCAATCACATCAACAGCCTGGATCAGAAAATCCGCAGCGCGGAGTTTAACCTAGATCAGATGCGTGTTGGACGTGAGGCGTTTATCAATATGCTAAAGGCTCAACTGCCAGAGGCGGAATAGCCAAACCAAATATCCAAGCACTAGCCCTGCATTAGCGGGGCTTTTGCATATTTACCACAATGTGCTATATTGCAGGCAACGCGTTATTAAAGAGGCAGCAATGGCCCTAATTGATCTCAACATTCCTGCTGGCGTATATCGCAATGGCACAGACCTGCAATCACTAGGACGCTGGCGTGATGCCAGTCTTGTTCGCTGGCATGACGGCGTAATGCGTCCAGTTGGCGGGTGGCGTAAGCGCTCAGACGATGCCGCAAACGCAAAGCTGCGCGGGATGCTGACTTGGACAAGCAACACCGATAATCGCTACATTGCAGCTGGCACATACAACAGGCTGTACGTCTGGGATGCTGGCGGCACAGCATATGACATCACCCCAGCAGGCCTAACAGCAGGCCGTGAGGATGCTATTGCATTCACAGGATACGGCGGAGGCTTTTATGGATATTACGCATATGGCGTGGCTCGCCCTGACACTGTTCGCATTCAGCCTGCAACATCTTGGCACCTCCAGCCTTGGGGTGAATATCTGCTGGCCTGCAACTCAGATGATGGCAAGGTCTATGAGTGGCAGCTTGACACGGCGACGCCAACAGTTGCGGCACAAGTAGCAAACGCGCCAACGTCAAATCGCGCAATCGTCGTGACAGCCGAGCGCTTTCTGTTCTGCCTTGGTGCAGACGGAAACCCACGCAAGGTGCAGTGGTCAGACCGCGAGGATAACACAACTTGGACGCCTGCGGCGACAAACGAGGCGGGCGATCTTGAGCTAAACACAAACGGTCAGCTTATGGCTGGCACGACTGTTCAGGGCCAGACACTGCTGTTGACATCACGCGATCCACATGTGACCAACTAAATTGGCCCGCCATATCTTTACTGCATTGAGCGCGTCGGTACATCCTGCGGCTTGGCGGCGGATCAGGCATATGCAGTGGTCGACGCGGGCTGTTTCTGGATGGGCGTAAACTCATTCTATTCATACTCTGGTGGCCGCGTTCAGGAATTGCCCAGCGACGTATCAGATTATGTATTCAACGACATCAACCGCGCGCAGATCAGCAAGGCGTTTGCGATGTCAAACAGCATGTACGGCGAGGTGTGGTGGTTCTATCCAAGCGGGGCATCGCTGGAGAATGACCGCTACGTTGCGTATAACTACGTTGAAAACACTTGGCACATCGGGGAGCTAGCGCGCACCGCTGGCTATGACCGTGGCTCATTTAGGCAGCCCATCATGGCAGACCCATCTGACTACAAGATGTATGAGCATGAAATCGGCTTTGACTATGGCGGGCTGACCCCATACGCAGAGACTGGGCCGTTCCGCCTTGGCTCTGGCGATCAGATTATGTCGGTCGTTGAGTTACTGCCAGATGAAAAGACGCAGGGCGACGTGAATGCAATATTCAAGACGCGGTTCTACCCAAACGGCACCGAGCGATCATATGGGCCATACACAATGTCAACGCCAACCTCTGTCAGATTTACAGGGCGTCAGGTTAGGATGCGTGTTGAGGGTGAGCGACTGTCAGACTGGCGTGTGGGTATAAACCGCGTTGATGCTATTGCTGGTGGCCGTCGATGACAACACAGCAGAAGGCACCAGAGCCACAGGGCGATGACTGGAAAACATGGGCCAGACGGCTCATGATATTTATGGGCCAGACGCGATCCCCGCTAGTCCAGCAGACTGGCGGCGAGAGCGCAGCCGAGGATGGCGTGCTGATGTGGGATCGGGAAAACCAGTATCCCGTGGTCAGCAAGAATGGTGTCTGGACGCAGATTGTGCTTGAGGATGGTCGCTATCTTGGTGCAATCACGACAGACCAGACTGCGGCGGCAGTCAACACAGCGTATGCCTTGACGTACACGTCAGCAATCAGCAATGGCATATCAAATGGCACACCAGCAAGTCGCATTGTATTTGATGAGGCTGGGGAATACGTCATCAGTTTTTCCGCGCAGATCAGCGCTGGGTCATCGTCTAGCGTTGACTTTTACTTCTGGCCGCGAATTAATGGCGTTGATGTTGATGGCTCAACCATGGTGAACACTTTGAAAAACAATGGCGCGAGACTTGTGGTCAGCCGCAGTTCAATCTTTGAGGTTGCTGCGGGCGATTACTTGGAGGCGTACTGGGCTGTCAGCGACACAAATGGCTTTCTTGATGCAACGGCTGCGACGGCGTTCTGCCCTGCCGCACCCGCGTCAACACTATCAATAACGAGGATACATGGATAATACCGATCCAAATAAGGAAATAACACGCTGCCGCCCTTGGATTGAGGCGGCTTTGGAATATTCAGGCGGCACGCATGACTTCATTGATGTTGTTGAGGGTCTGTACAAAGGCACTATGCAGTTGTGGCCTGCTGAGAAGGGGTGTATCGTCACTGAAATTGTGGTATATCCTAAGAAAAAGATGCTTAATGTATTCCTAGGCGGCGGCAACTTGGAACAGATTTTGGATATGCACCAAGATGTGATAGAGTGGGCCAAAGCGCAAGGGTGTGAAGCACTTACAATGACTGGTCGTTTTGGCTGGAAAAAACCATTAGAGAAGCACGGTTGGAAAACCCTGCATTGCTCTTACGTTAAGGAGTTTGAATAATGTCAGGCGGAAAAGGTGGGTCGCAGACAACATCTGTGGAAATCCCTGAGTATATCGAAAAAGCCGCGCAGCGAAATCTGAATAAGGCGGAGGGTATTTCTCAGCTTGGCTATGTGCCATACTACGGCCCAGACGTTGCGGCATTTTCCCCAATGCAGCAGGCTGCAATGCAGAATGTTGGTAGTGCCGCGAGCGCATTCGGCATGGCAACCCCAATGGGGCAGGATATTTACGGTATGCCAGCGCCAACAACATATGCTGGCGGCATTCAGGGTTATTCATCAGCGCCGCTGTATCAGCAATCAGTTGACGAATTGGCTCGCCAGCGCCCAGCGCAGAAGTCATACATTGATAGCTTCTTTATTGATCCATACACTGGCCAGTACGGGGCAAACACTGCTCCACTGATTGACTACACCCAGATAACAACCATGGCCGAGGACGCCCGCACGCAGGCCGACGCAAATCGCGCAAATGAGTTGGCGATTGAACAGGCGCGTGCGGGCGCAGGGCCGCAGGCGCTTAGTTATTACAATTATAACAACCAAGACTTTAGCACGACATCGCCCGCGACAACATATATCACAAACCCTGCGTCGGGCATCACTGATACGTCAACTCCAAATCCAATCGTGGGTCTTGGAAACGATATTCAGGAGCAGATCATTGGCAATACTATTGGCCTGTTTGACCCAACGTATAAGGTTGGTGAGATAAATAACCCAATCGAAACGCCAACTGTTCAGGAGATGATTGACGCCACGCCAAGCGGGGCAGAATACAACCCAGCAACGGGCGCATATGTGCAGGACGACACAACTATTGACGTGTCTCCTAGACCAGTTGCGCGTCCAGAAAACCTCAATACAACAGCAGGCGGCCCTCTAGTTCCTATGCCGCAACTACCAGCATTAGGTAGTGGCAGCAGCAAGATTGGCACCGATGCTGGTGATGGCATGGTTTGGGCGCAGTCTGAAAACTCAAATGCGCTTGTTCGCGTGCCAGCGCCAACAGAAACAACAACACCTAGCTCAGGCGGTGGCAGCGATAGCGGCGGATCATCAGACGGTGGCGGCGGAGGCTGCGTCGTTGCAACTCACGCGGTCAACTCTGGCGCATTTACTCCAAGCATGAAGCGTGAGGCTGTTGTTTGGTGCATGAATGTCCTGCACGACAAGTGGTGGGGCGAAGCGATCCGCAGAGGCTATCGCCACTTGGGCCGCAAGAAAATTGAGCAGGGTAAGGCGCATGAGCATTATCAAGAGTTCCGCGACTACATTGCCTTTGCCTCTGGCAAAAAACGTACAATTAAAGGCGCTATTCACTTTGCAGCGCGCACAGTCCAATTCTTTGCGGTTGGTCTGATTAAAGGAGACGCATAATGGGTACTAGCGCAAATCCATATAATCTGGGATATGTTGGCGGCGGAGTTGATAGGCTTGGGCATAATGTTATGCAGAAGCATCTGCCAGGCCCGCCGAGTATGCCAACTCGCGGTGGTGCGTTTGAAGCAGGTGGTGTCACCGCAAGTCTTCAAATGGTTAATCAGCCGAATGCGCCAATAGCTTCCGCAGCAGGCTCTGGCTTAGCAATGCCAATGAATGTGCCAAACCTAGGCTTGAAGTCAGATAACGCTGGCGCAGGCTTCCTAGCTCAACAGGGCAGCATGCTTCAAGAAGCCAACATGGGGCCAGACGGATACCCCGACGGCACTCCTTATAGAGACCCGCGGCCCGCCAGACCCGAAATGAATTTTGGCGCAGACTTCCCAGCTCCTAAACAGCAGGCGCCTAACAGTTCGCTGCCAGTCGCCACGGCTTCAGCCCTACCAAGTTATGCGGGCGCTAGAATACCCCCGTACCCAGCAAATTATACAGGCGCTAGAATACCCGCGCAGCCAGCGGACGTGCAAAAGTCGCAGTTTGCTTCTGCTGCGTCCCCAATGCCGCTAGTACCAGAACCAGGTGGCGGCCCTCTAGTTCCTATGCCGCAACTACCACCACTAGGTGGCGGCAAGGGCGGCGGTGCGGTGGGTCAGCCAATGCCTCGTCCAACGCAAGGTCAATTCGCACCTCTAGCACCGCAAGGTGGGTTCAATGTGAACCAAGCAGCGGCAGGCGGATTACAGCAAGCTATGATGG